TGCGGGCGCCCGTTCTTGTGTTACCCGACAACTGGGACAATGTCGAGATAGAATGTAGGAAGAATTGTGGAAAAGTCCCATTTGAATGTAATTTTATGAAGGCTTATGATAATTATCTTCACACATTAGATTTTAAGGACATGTATAATAGAGCGATTGATTTGGGTCAACGGGTCATGGCAGCGGCTGGCCGCACAGACCAAGATTTTGATATTGTTCTTTTGGTTCATGAACCAGCAAGTTGTAAATGTGCCGAAAGACCAATATTACAAAAATGGTTTAGAGAGAATGGGGTTGAAATAAAAGAATGGACGAACAACTAACTCAGATTTTCAGTCAATATCAGACTTACAACGGAGAGGATTGTCTTATAATCCCTTTGAGAAATATAATTAGATGTGAAATAGAGGCTGGTGTTGATCAGTATCCACGTATAACTTTAGAATATTGGGGGAAGTCTTAATGGATAGTGATACTCAAGCAAAGTTAATAGTTGGTGTATTGTTATTATTTATTTTATTCTTATTTGGTGAAATAAGAGGTTGTGATAGCACTAACCAGTACAATAATGGACATTGCCCCTGTGGAGGACGTTGGCAATATCAACAAGCAATAAGTCGTGGTAGATATGGTGAATATACAGACTATATTTACAAATGTGATAAATGTGGAAGAATTATTGAAATAAGTAATTATTACGGAGGTAATTAAATATGGCAGAACCTATGAAGATAACAGATGAAATGAGAAATTTGAAACAGAAAAAAATAGATGATTTAATTGAAATAGTAAATGATAGAATTCGTTATTCAGTAGAACATGGACGACATGAGGCATGCTTCCCTATCAACAAAGATAATACATATTATCGAGATGTAAGAGGAATGTTTGAAGAGCGAGGATATAAAATTAAGCCGACTGGGTATATTGGTGGAATTTGGCAAGAAACAGAAGACATTTACTGGTGAGGTAATTAAAATGGTTTGTCCTTATAACGATTTCAAAGAATGTTTTAAAGAGGAATGTCCATTCTATTACACGAGTGGGGTAGCAAAATCTAATGGAGAATGTTATGAATATTGTGAAAAAGCCGAAAGAGAAAAGAGGGGAAGATAATGTTAAAAAGAATATGCGATAGATGTGGTGCAGAAGTATTACAACCTTCAACCGGTTTTGAATTACATACTGATCTAGATGAAGTAGTTGATCTTTGTGAAAAATGTGATAAGGAATTAAACAAGTGGATGGATAACCCAGAAACAAGGGTTGTAACTCCATTAGAAGAAGATACAATAATTCCAGATACATGTGTACATGATACTTCAGGAATAAAATATTTGGGTAGAACAACCGCTGATTCATCATTGCCTAAATATTTTACTGTTTCAAGAGAAGAATATGAAGCCTTACAAAAAGATAGACAAACAGTACGAAAAATAATAGATATAATCTATCGTGATGATATAGATCATTACGACAAGGTAGAAAGGATATTAAGTATTCTATGAGTAATGAATATAAAGATTGGTTAGGAGAAAGAAAAGATGAAGCCTTAGATTGTGTATCTCGAATTGCAGAAGTATATGATGATTACCATAAATATAGTGAAGAGGTTTATGAGAAGATAGGTCAGATTCTGCGAGAGTATAGTTTTATTGATTAGAAAGGCAAAATTATGGCACTTTGTGGAATTTATAAATATACAAATAAAATAAATAATAAATCTTATATAGGTCAATCTAAAGATATTAATAAACGATATAAAGAACATTTAAACAATAAAGCTTCAAAAAATTTCGATCAAATATTACAAAAAGAGGGAATAGAAAATTTTACTTTTGAAATATTAGAGTTGTGTAAAGAAGAAGATTTGAATAAAAAAGAAAATGAATATATTCTAAAATATGATTCTATAAATAATGGATATAATATTAAAAATGCTCCAAGTGTTAATTATGTTTCTTTTTTGAAAACAAAAAAACATTATGAGCAAAATCAAAAACAAATAAAATATAAAATAAACATTATGGAAGAATTAAAAAGGAAAGGATATAATTCTTCTGCAATAAGAGAATTAAATTTATTTAGTCAAAGTACGTTGACTAAATTTCGAAATGGACAAGAAGTTTCATTAGAAAATATAGGAAGATTATGTTTTTTGTTAGATTGTGATATAGGCGACATACTTGAATATGCTTAGTAAAAATAATCTGATTTGACAAAAGTAATAAAATATGTTATAATATATAGGTAAGAAAATTAAGAGAAAGAGGTGTACTCGATGAAGGGATATCCGGGTTCAGTACATAATCACACAGATTTTAGTAACTTGCGTCTCAGGGACTCAATCAATAGAGTAGATGATGTCATCGATTATGCAATTGAGTTGGGTCATGAGTGCGTAGCATTTACAGAACATGAAACAGTAGCTAATGCAATTAAAGTACAAAAGAAATATAAGAAAATTAAGAAAGACCACCCCGAATTTAAGGTAATCTTAGGAAATGAGATATATCTTTGTCGGGATGGTTTAACTGCGGAAAATTTTGATAGAGAGAAAGATAGTTATTATCACTTCATTCTCTTAGCAAAGGACGCAGAAGGCCATAGACAGATTAGAGAATTATCTTCAAGAGCTTGGGCTCGTTCATGGATGAATGGACGAATGAGAAGAGTACCAACATATTATCAGGATTTGATAGATGTAGTTGGAGCAAACCCCGGTCATGTAATAGCAAGTACTGCGTGTCTTGGAGGATTTTTACCTAAAGCAATTTTAAGATATGTAGCCAACCCAACAGAACAAATGTATACAAATATTAAAGGTTGGTGTTTAAATGTTCAGAATATTTTTGGTAAGGGTAATTTTTATTTAGAGATGCAGCCTTCCAAGAATAAAGAACAGATTATTGTAAACAAAGCTTTAAAGAAATTAAGTGAAGAACTTAATATTAAATATATAATAACAACTGATAGCCATTATTTAAAAAAGGAAGATGCACCGATTCACAAGGCTTATCTCAATTCTCAGGAGGGTGATAGAGAAGTTGATGAATTTTATGCAACAACTTATATGATGGGTACAGAAGAACTTGAAAGTTTCTTTGATTATTTTACAAGAGAAGAAATTGACAAGGCTTATGAAGCAATAAAAGAAATTAAAGATAAATGTGAAGATTATGAATTAGCAAAAGAATTGAAAATACCTAATTTGCCTTGGGTTGAACAGAAGTATGTACCAGAAGATAAGAAGAAGAGATATATTGAACTTATTCCGAAGTTAGCTGATTTTAATAACTCTGAATTTAACTCTGATAAGAAATTGGTAGATGCAATTATAAATGGTATAGAAAGTCATGCAGACTTACAGAACCAAGAGGCCTATAATGAAATAAATAATAACCTCGAAATGACTTGGACTTCTTCAAGAGTGAATAATGCAGAGTGGTCAGCATATTTCTTAAATCTTCAAAGAATTATTGATGTATGTTGGGAGGCAGGTTCATTAGTAGGGTGCGGCCGTGGCTCCGGTGTAGGATTTATCCTGTTGTATGTGTTAGGTATAACCCAGATCAATCCTCTCGCTGAAACAACAAAGACTTTCCCATGGCGTTTCTTGAACCCTGATCGTGTATCTGTTTTGGATGTTGATGTCGACATCGAGGGCGGCCGCAGAAGTGATGTACTTAATAAACTTCGTGAAGTTTATGGTTTAGATAGAGTGTGTAATGTAGCTACTTTTGGTACAGAGAAGTCAAAGTCAGCAATCCAGACTGCAGCTCGTGGTTTGGGTATAGATGTAGATGAAGCTGCATATATATCTTCACTTGTTCCGGCAGACAGAGGACAGATTAGAACTTTACATCAATGTTATTATGGTGATGAAGAAAATGGTTTTGATCCAGTTCCATTATTTGTTAAGGAAATGAATAACAATCCAGAATTGTGGGAAGTTGCTCAAAAAGTAGAAGGACTTATTTGTAGAATTGGAGAACACGCTGGAGGAGTTATTTTCGTTGATGAAGACTTCACTAACTCAACAGCATTAATGAGAGCGCCGAATGGAGATATTATAACTCAGTTTGACCTTCACGATGATGAAGCAGTAAGTTTGATTAAGTATGACCTTCTTTCAGTTGAAGCTTTGGATAAGATACACACTTGTCTTGATTTGTTAACAGAAGATGGATATATTGATAAGAATTTAAGTTTAAGAGATAGATATGAAAACACTATCGGAATTTACAAGCTTAATAGAGATAATCAAGATATGTGGAAAATGATTTGGAATCATCAGATTCAGTCATTGTTTCAGATGGAGAAGCAGAGTGGAATTAAGGGTATTGCAACTCTTAAGCCAACTTCAGTAGACGATTTGGCGATTTTGAACTCAACAATTAGACTTATGGCCCAGCCTGGTTCAACAGAAATGCCAACTGATAAGTTAGCAAGATTTAAGAGAGATCCGAGTGCCTGGGATAGAGAATTGGCTTCTTATGGTTTGGGAATAAATGAAAAAATTATTCTTGAACCGATAGTAGGTATATCCTACGGTTTATGTATAGCACAGGAGCAGTTCATGAGTTTGGTACAACTGCCTGCACTTGGAGGTTTCTCGCTTACTTGGGCAGATAAGTTAAGAAAGTCTATTGCAAAGAAAAACCCTAAAGAATTTGAAGAATTAACAAAAGAATTTTATCAAGTAACAAAGGAAAAGGGAGTTAAAGAAAACTTTGCAAAATATGTTTGGGAAGTTCTTATCTCAATGAGTAAGGGTTATGGATTTAACCAGTCTCACACTTTGGCCTATTCGTTGATAGGACTCCAAGAAATGAACTTATGTTTCAACTATCCCATTATCTATTGGAATTGTGCTTGCGCGATCACAGATTCTGGTGGTATTGGAACTGGTACAGATTATAACAAGGTCGCAATCACAATTAACAAGATGAAAAATTCAGGGATAAAGGTAAAACTCCCTGATATAAATAAGTCGGCTTATGAGTTTAAACCAAACAAGGAAGATGGTTCAATCTTCTGCGGATTAAAAAGTTTGGCAAATGTTGGCGATGAAATTGTTATGAAGATTATTGAGAATAGACCATATAGTTCTGTTCAAGATTTTTATGACAGAGTTAAGCCAACTAAACAGGTTATGGTATCTTTGATTAAAGGTGGAGCGTTTGATGCGTTCATGCAAAGAAAGATATGCATGGCTTGGTTTATATGGAATACATGCGATAAGAAAAAGAGATTGACTTTGCAGAATATGGCGGGATTGATTAAGTATAATCTTGTGCCAACAGAAGAAGCAGATATGAAACTTGCGGTT